TCCGTACTATGTAACCTGTGACTATTCGCTCGGTAGTAAGCCACCTCGTCTAGTACCCTGCTGACTACATCGTTAGGCTTATCATCGAGCGGTTCAGCCCGCCTCTTCAACCGCTTCCAAGTATCGTCGCTGATCCTAATAACCTTACTCATACGTCTACCGCCTTCTCAAACTTGTCCTGGTTAAAGTTAGGGTTGTCCGCTATGAAGACCTCGATCAATGCTTTTATTAGTAGGGTCTTTGCGATGAAGGTCTCGACATGACCTACCTCAGGAATCTTATTGATTGCGGTTGCTATGGCTCGGTAATCTTTACTAGTCATTCGCTTAAACCTCCGTTTCGTTATTCCATATCAGTGGGGTACACAAGGTTCTATATTCTTGTGCTTGGGTTAATAGTATAGGTGATAGGTGTTTCTTTACTATGTCCCAATCATGCGGTGATAGTTCACCGAACCAGTCAGCAGCTTCTTGCCAATCCGAGTCGTCAACATGATCAGAACCGTATCGATCTAGTTCGTAACAACCATCAGCCATCTGTACGAAGAGGAACCCAGCGTTGTCTATTACAGTACCTACACTCTTCAGTACAACCTTATCTGTGTAGTCTTTTGCATGTGTGGTATCAGCGCATTCCACTTCTTTGAACCTAATAACCTTGCCCATTATTGGTTTCCCCCTTGTCGGGTCAGAATGTCCGCTGCCTTGTATGACCTAACGCTAGGAACGGTGTAGTGTAGGTTAGAATACCGCTCTGCAGTCCATAGCAGCCTATCGTACCGGCTAACCTTGTACGCCCGACTCATGCGCCAGTACCCTAGAATTTCAGTACCGTCTATGTCGCTACCGTTAATGTACATTTAGTTCCCCTTTTACGGTTGACCTGGATAAATCTATGTCGTAGCTTCCACACTTACGGCATTTCTTACTGGTTTTTGGTATCTTTGATCCACATTCCTGACATATAAAACCCTTTTGACCGTGTGGCATTTGAAACCGTCCTCCTTTTCGCTTACTCAACCATCCCGTAATCCCACCCAATCATCGGCGCGTAGGGCGGAGCTTTTAACCATTAGAACAGCCCCAACCTTCATAGCCGTCAACCCACGCACATTCACCGTGGCATGAAGCTATCGGAGAACGAAGAGCCTGGGCGTCTCGGAGTCTTCGACGCTTGCAAGCCTCATCGGTGCATGGCGGTATCTCGGTGACAGTCTCATACATACCGGAGACGGGATTGACCGTGATGCGGACTTTCATGTTCTATCCTCCGTTCTAATTACCGATAGACTCCAGTATTTACTATAGGCAAACCTCCCATAACTTGTATTACCTGCGCAGTGTTGTTGACTACGCGCGTATAAAAGGAGCGCGCACACGCGCGCGAGGGGTACCTGCTTTAGTGTCGAGTAGCACGGTACTCTTACCTCCAAGTAAAAGAAAAACCCACGCCTATAGACGTGAGTTCTTAGGTACTTAAAAACCTTACAAACGTGACAAAACATGACAAACGTCATTATGCAGTATTACCGCACTAGGCATCTCGCGCACAACCTCGTGTATAGGTATCACTCTAGCTGAGACATTGCCCAGCGTAGGTTCATATGGTGTTTCACATCCTCCGCCGTAAGAAGCCCTTCTAGGTACTTGTCATAGAGGTCTTGATCAGCGGACTCTACCATTGTGTCTAGAACCTCTTGTAACTTACGGTTCTGATCTGGCGTTTCCGGTGTACTCATGTTGGTACCTCTCCATTGTTGTTGTGTAATTTTCGTGAGTAGCTTACTAGTGCCATAGACCGTTGTTAGTAGCGTACTAGGGCGTGAAACCTGTCAGTCGCGCCCATGATGCCGTGTCGTTTGGGTCAACGCCGCGCTCGTCTGCGTACTTGTCAGTTATGCGCTTTTTGTAGGCGTAGGTTCTACTGTTCAGCGCTTTGGGATTGTCGGCGTTTTCGGCTTCGATGCGCGCAAGCTTTTCAAGCTCGTCAGGGGTAGCTATTGACTCAAACTTGCCTTGCAAATTCTGGTTCTTGCCACCGCTGGATTTCCTCGTACCCCTGCGAGTTGGGCCGCTTGGATTGACAGTTACAACTATCTTCTCGTCGACGGCTGGCGTATCGCCTGTAGCCTCTTCCGCTGGCGTTAGTGTGTAGATTACTTTCGTTACGCTATCGCCTATCAGTTCGGCTACGTTTAGGCTCTCTAGCGCGCCCTTGAGGATATCGCCTAGTTGCGCTTTCGCTTTGTTTAGCGCGCCGGTATTCTCGACTCGCATAACGTTACGATGGTGCTCGACCAGGCTAACGTATTCAGCGGCGCTCTTGGCAAAGTCTGGCGCTGTTACGTCTAGTGCGCTTTGAAGGGCGTCAATTCGCGTCTGGATACTCTCTGCCGTTTCGCCATTAATGAGGGGGCTTTGTGTTGTCATAGCAACTCAACTTTCTTTGAAGCTAACTTGTTGACGTTTGTTAGTATTTCGCGAGTTGTTAGTCTATGACACTACAAAGCTACTCACGTATTCTGTTGTGCTCATCCGAGTTTGCGTAGTGTTCGCGTCATTGGCGCATAGCGTGTGACGCTACTTGCTAGCCTGCATCGGCCATGTTGCGCAATACTGCGTCTTACTGTTGAGCCATGTAATTGCGTAGCTAACGCCTATGTAGCTGCTACCCCCTATCAGGATTTGATAGTTAAATCATAAAGGAAATAAAATGCATTGTCAAGAGCAATAATCGTAACTATTAGCTGGATATACGACGAGATGCGTAAGCTTATAGCTAGATCGCAACATAAGACGTAGAGTAGAACATACAAGCTACGAACCTATGTTCTAATTTGTGCGCTGTAGACAGCTCGACGGCGATTAGAACCTATGTTCGACAAACTGTTTCATGATAGGTTCTTCATGATGCCAATTACCTGAAACAAACTGCTAGATCACATGTTCGCATTTAGCTGGCCGTAAACATAGGACCGCGCGCGCGAACCTTATTACGCGCGTACGCGTGTGTGGCTACATTCAGTAAAGGTAGTTCATGAGTTTAGCTTCCGGAATTGTGTTTCAGGCTTTCCCAGGGTAATTAGCTCAAATGTTTCGATCATAAGTTCCGAACTAATGTGTCGAACAAAGGTTCGCGTTCTATAGGCGAGTATGTGCCGGTCGCGGTTGGCCCCATGCAAAATGACCCTGTGAATATTTTTTCAGCTTAAAATTTTTTTTACCTTTTCTATACCTTTACCCCTAGTAGGTACCTGTATTGTTGGTACCGAAGAAGACTTGCGTGCGCCTAACGCGATCATGCGAGAATTAAGATTTAGCCCAACTTATGCTTGACACGTTATTTTTTGCATGTTACACTTGCGCCAGATAAACTTGGAGGCCCTGAACCGGTGGCCCAAACAAAGCTCTCCCCAAAGCAAGAGCGGTTTGTTCAAGAGTTCTTGGTCTGTCTGAACAGTGCAGAGGCCGCGCGTCGTGCTGGTTATAGCGGTGATGCCCACGCGCTGGCGGTGACTGGGTCTAGAAATCTTCAAATCCCCAAGATTGCGACTATAGTTCGCAAGAAACAGGACGAGTTTGCCGCAGGCTTAGACCTAAATGTTCAGTACGTCCTTCATCGTTTGAAGGGTGCAGTTGACCAGTATATAGATATCCCAGAACATGCCCAGCACGGACTGCGGGCTTTGGAGGATATCGCCAAGTATCTGGGTATGTTTGTCGAGAAGCGGGAGATTGTTGGTGAAGTAAAACTTTCGCGGGTAGAAATAGTCAAGGACTATGGAGATACCCAAGTTATAGATGGTATCGCTAAAGTAGTCGAAGATGGTAACAGCACCCCTAACTAAGGTTCCACCCTTCAGGGAAATTACTTCTGAGGGGACTTTGCGCCTTCATTTCCACCAGGGCCAGACCCAGGCGTGGGATAGTACGAAGAAGTGGATTTTTCTCCTCATCGGAACCCAAGGGGGCAAAACTTCATTCGGTCCTCACTGGCTGGAGCGCGAAATCCAAAATAAGGGTCCTGGTGACTATCTAGCCGTTACTGCTACTTACCCCCTGCTCCGGCTAAAGATGAAGCCTGAGTTCCTCTATGTCTTTGATACCCTTTTGAAACTAGGCACCTGGCACGAAGCGGATAAGATATTTACCTCCTACGAGAAATATCACGGTGCAGAGGCTTTTCGTGTCATTTTCGGGAGCGCAACTAATCCTGAGTCCATAGAGTCCGCAACTGCAAAGGCCGCATGGCTCGATGAGCTTGGGCAAGAGCAGTTTCGCCGAGGTGCTTGGGATGCCACCTTGCGTCGATTGTCCCTGGCCGAGGGACGGTTACTAGGAACTACCACCCTTTATAGTTGGGGCTGGTTCAAGTCCGAAGTCTATGATCCTTGGAAGGAGGGTAATCGCCCAGATGTTGAGGTTATCCAGGTCGACAGTACTGTTAACCCCGCTTTTCCGAAAAGTGAATATATCCGAGCAAAAAATAGCCTCCCTACCTGGAAGTTCAACCTCTTCTACAGGGGTCAATTCGATAAGCCTGCTGGGTTAATCTACGATGCCTTCGACGAGGAGGTCTGTAAAGTTCCGCGATTTAGCCTCAATAAGGATTGGCCCTGTTATGTAGGTCACGACTTTGGTCCCAACAACACAGCGGCGGTCTGGTATACCCAGGATCCAGGGACTGGATTTCTCTACGTGTACAGGACGTACAAAGCTGGTAGCTTATCCGCGTTCGACCATGCGGCGAGGTTCAAAGAGCTTTCAAAGGACGAGAATATTATCCGTCGAGTTGGTGGTGCAAGGCATGAAGAGGGCTGGAGAGAGTCCTTCTTGAGCGCGGGTTGGCCCATCTTGAAACCCCGCGAACACGAGGTCGAAGTTGGCATTAACCGCGTTTACGGGTGGCATAAGTCTAACAAGCTTTTCGTATTCGATGACTTGATCGAGTACCTAGACGAGAAGTTAAGCTACTCCAGAGAACTCGATGACCGATACGAGCCTACGGATAAGATCGCAAACAAGAGCCACTTTCATCTTATGGACGCTGAACGCTACATAATCTCGGACTTCAACCCTGAAGCTGCTGTTATTTCGCAGGTAACCAAGATTTACAAAGTAGGACAAGAGAGTGATCTTTGGCAAGAATAAGAGGGTTCTAGGGTGTTAACCACAATCCAGGAGATCAAGAATGCGGTCAAGGAGAAAGAGGGAGACCTCGATGCTCTTCGTACTCGCATGAATGAAGACCTCGATCTTTTAACACTTGTAGAGTACGATTCTACTAAGGGTTACGAGAGCTATACTTCCAGTTCTCCTCGTAACTTTTTTGACAAGGTCACAGATGGGCTTAACCGATCAGCCCTGACTATCCAGATTAAACTTCCAGAAGATGCCAAGGATAAAGATACCCGTGATGCTTCGCAGGGGGAGCTATTCCTTTATGGCGCACTCAGCGAGATAGACAGGTGTTTGATCGCTAGAGGGGAGCCGCCTCTCCGCGAAACTATGGGGTTCTTCATCGACCTACGTGGGTGGTATGCTCTACGCTTATTGGTGTATGTACCCAAAGGCGAAAAGACTGTTAGGTTCGACGGGCAACCCTGGGACCCATTGCACGTTACCTGGGAGATGGGGTCCAGTGGTCTACTCTGGGCCGCGTACAAGACCATTATTTCCAGGAACCAGGCCAAGGATGAGTATGACCTAGACATAGAAGGCACCGAGGTCGAGAAGATTGACTTCTTTGACCAGTGCAATAACGCTATAATTATCGGGGATGCGTGGGCTAAAGAACCCGAAGAGCACGATATCGGGCATGTTCCTGTTCTGATCGGGGCTGTGGGTTCCATGCCTACACTCCAGCCAAGTCCGGGTACTCGCAATGGCAGTTCCAGCCCAACCGATTCACTGCTAGAGTTCCGTGGAGATTCCGTCTGGGCAGCAGCCCGTGGTCTCTACGAGCCACATAACAAGTACGTTTCCCAGCTAATGGATATCCAGAAACGAGCAGTGGTAGGCTCTCTAGTCCACCAGACAAAAGATGGTATTAAAAAGATCGAAGGTGATCCGTACGAGTCTTGGCAGGTTATTCCAATCGCAGAGGGTGAGAGCATTGAGCCACTGCAACTGCCGACAGCACCCCCAGAAACAGCCGCTATTTTAGGTCTCATCAACGCCGATATCCAGCAAAGCACGTTGCCATATCCCCTGGCATACGGTGGCACTACAGAGGCCATGTCAGGGCGTGCGCTCAGTATGCTTGAGGACGCAACACGGTCAGTGTACAGCCCACGTTCGGGTGCACTGGCGCGTGTATACTCGTGGGGCTGCGAAGAGCTTCTCGTGCAATATAATAAGAAGATCGACAAGCCAGCTACTTTACGTGGGTTCAAGGATGAAGTCTTCTTTGAAGTAGAGGCCAAGCCCAGGGAGATTAACCCTAATTGGTTCGTAAGCGTTACTGTAGAGCCTAGAATGCCGCGGGACCGAGAGTCTGAGATTGGTATGGCTCTTGCGGCTACACAGCGTAGAGGTCCTGATGATATTCCATTGGTATCCAAAGAGACTGCGCGGGAAGTCTACATGCGGTTACGCGATCCGAAGGCCGAGGAGGATAAAGCCCTTGCAGAGATGGGTAAGGGTATGCCCCCCATCATGGCGGCTAAGATAGCTGCCGCGTTAAAGAGCAAAGGAGAGGATGAGTTAGCCGAGCTTGTGATGACTTTCTTGAGTGACCAGATGGGTGGGGGACCGCAAGGACCGCAAGGCATGGGTCCACCTGGGGTTCCTCCAGGGATGCCTCAACCTGCGGGACCTATCGCACCCCCTGAACCTCCTATGCCTCCAGGTCCTCCACCCGGTCCACAGGGTCCGCAAGGTCCTCCAGGTCTAGAGAGTATGCCACCGGAGTTGGCTGAGGTATTTGCTGCGGTTGCAGAGGTCCTAGCCAGTACTGGTCAGGAACAGCTAGCCGAGCAGTTTATAGTCGCTGTTACAACAGGGCAGTTAACCGAAGACCTAATCATGGCTGTGATCGCGACTCTAACAGAAGCAGGTGCTGGACCTCTAGTAGAGGCACTGATGTCTATCTTGGGACTACCGCCACCGCAAGCACCACAAGCTGGGCCTGGTCCCCCTATGCCACCCGCACCCGTTGAGGGTCCTGGTCCTGTACCCCCCGCGCCACCGATGCCGCCTGGACCGCCCGCTATGCCGGAGGGTTTGTAGATGCCATTTCACCATAATATTGGACCTGCATGGGATTGGTTCTTAGAGACTTTGAGAAGACCCGAGCACGAACAGAGGGTCATCACAGGCTATGGCATGCAAAGACCGTCCAATTACCTGGATTACCTTGCCGAGAGCGGACGTTACCGCGATCCGGAAGGGTTTATCCCAGTAAGTAACATTGGGGTACCGCTAAGTACCAAAGACACATCTGATGATAGTACCTATCCTCACGTTGCGAAAGCGAGTGCAGCTACTGAAGCCGAAGCCCGCAGAATTACGGCTGCCAACAGTACTACGGTAAGAGCCGAATTTAACGCAATTTACCAAGAGGTAAAGACCGGGCGTGGTGCACTTACTGAAGACGAGTTCAATGCGTACATCCTCGATCAGATAACTAGTCTACTGCTGAGTCCAGAGTACCAGGGTTCTAGCTACTTTGAAGCTGGGGACAAATTAAGTGTAACAAGTGAGAAGACAGCCCTAGGTGCGGCGAAAAAAGCCCTCCAAGATTGGTATACAGCACTTGATCCTAGTGGCAAAGGTGATGGGGATAGCCTTAGGTGGTTAGGTATAATAGAGGACTATGGGGTAGAAAAGAGAGCCAAACCCACTACCGTTATTGTTGATGCGGGTGCGGATGCGGGTGACGCAAATATAGATGCAGAGCTAGCACAACTACTTGAAGACCCTAGCTTGTACCAAGCTCTCTGGCAACAGGAACGGGGCATCCCAGCCACCGGTCGTACCATGTATGAAAAGTGGTTGGCAGACCAGTGGAGAACCCCAGCTATTAACTATATTCTGGGAGTAGACCCGCAGATAGGGGGGCTCTCAGAGGACCTAACATATAAGCAGTACCTAGAATCTATTCGGGGGGAACCCGTTGGGGGTCTAGACCCAGATTTGGTTAGGGCTTTTGAAGCGTTAGACAGAACAGGGCAAGGTTCTGCGTTTGAGCGGTTTAGGACAGTCCCAGGACTAGGTAACATAGAACAGTACCTCTACAGAAGTACTCTAATAGAACAGGGTATTCCACCCTGGTTGGCTACTAACCTAACCCAACAAAGGTATGCAGGACAAGACCTATATCGCATAGGCGAAGGTTTAGAATCAGGAGCCCCGTCGTTCTTTAGTTCTCTTATAGATATGGACCCGTTAGCGTTTGGTGGAGGTGGTGGTCCTGGGGGTGTCTCAGCTATGGCTGCTTCCCCATTTGGTTCACAAAATCCACTATTTGATCAGGGCGATCTACCTGGGCCACTTGGGGCTGGTTGGGAAGGTGATCCCGTAGGGTTCTTTCCAACTGAAGAAGAAATGATTAACCCAGAGTCGCAACTATTATTGGCACTACAAGGTGCGGGAAATCAGGTTCCTTTCGAGGAACGACTTCGGGCAATGTTTGCACAAGGAGGAGTATAGGTTATGGTAACGGATGCACAGCAGGCGATTTTAGATACCCCAGCACTTTGGCGAGCATCATATAACCAGCAAATGGGTATTCCAGCTACGGGTAGAAGCATCTACCAGAGTTGGCTCGCTAACCAGTATGGTCGGGCCGCATCTGCCTACTCTTTGGGACAGGTAGGTCAAGGTCCGGGTTCTGGATGGACCCCTGAATATGTTGACGATGAAGGTGTGTTGGTACCTAGTAGCTGGACGGGGGGACAGACATTCCGCGATTGGTTGACAGCAAATCGGACGACCCCTGCAGGGTGGGGTTGGGGTGCCACACCGTTTTATAATTACAGGCAGTTGGGCGGCCAACAACAGCGCGAATTTATGGAAAGAATGCCCACAGGTGCAGGGTTTAATCCTGAACAAGAACTATTGCGGAGTCGTTTTGGTCGGGCAGGGATGCCATCTTGGTTAGCTAACCAAATGACCACCCAAGCCCAAGCACAGAGAGGGGCATGGGCAGTAGACCCTGAAAGAGGACTTGCCACAGGGCCAGATGCTCCTAGCTTCCTTAATTACCTCTTTGAGAGGTATGGAATGGGCGGGGGTACTCAAATAAATCCAGTAGGGGGACGCGTATGGATTCCGCTTGGCACGGGGGGTACTCAACCTGATTAGCCGAATACCAGTATAATAAAAGCTGAAAGATAAGAAATGGCTACTAACGGAAGAGCACGTACATTCCTGGATGCTTTTCTCCAGGATAACCCAGAAATAACCTATCAGGCGATGCGGCCTCGGACCGCCTCTAGGTCTTTTACAGACTACTGGCGGACTAGGTTTGGTACTGCCCAGGGTGACTACTTGGCTTCTGTCGGCAAGACTGCAATGGGAGGTGAGGTCCCAACAAATCAGTACTTCCAGGATTTCCTGGGCGAATACCCGTGGACATCCTACTGGGAGGGGCTATCTCCTAGTGCTCGGGGACAACGCCCCAGCATGTACGCTCCACGAATGCAATGGAATATGCGTAGATAATGGCTTTTCCCACTCCATACGATAGGGTCGCAGATTCTTTTTCCGAGGATAAGGATGAGCTAAGTACCCTTGAGCTTTTTAAGCGGAAGAAGGAGCCAGCGTCTACGCCTATTCCTACTGCTGCACCTACACCAGTTCCAGAAACGCCTAAACCTCCACAGTTTAGTGCAAAGGACCGCAAACGTCGCAAGGAGCTAGGACTTCCCATAGACCGTCCTGCTACCCTTGAAGAAATGCAAAATGCTGCGGCCAGTATGCGCGCTCAACAACCGCCTCCCTCGCCAGAGAAACTACAAGCT